GTCTTCCGTCTTGGTCGGGGATGCAAAGACGCCTTGAGTGCCGTACTCCGGGAATACGGCGGTGGACGGCGATTTCAGGAAGCCTTTAACCAAGCCCTGCGCCTTCGTGAACGCTGTTTCGGGATCGTCGCAGGGCGCTTTCGTGCAAGCTGAGAGCAGTGTCAGGGCGGCGAGTAGAGCAAGGCGCATGGCCACAACCTATCACGCCATCAGGCTGAAAGCACTCGCCAATTCACCTGCGCGAACCAGTGGTAGTGGTCGGGGTCGCCGTCCTGCAGTAGCCGGATATCACTGAGCCGGATCCGGACCTTCGCGCCACCGGGCAGATCGAGCCAATTGTCGGCCAGCGCAGTCTCGATCGCGGCGCCGATGCTCCCGGCATGATCCTCGGCAGTCTCGACCACTGCGCTGCCAGACATGCGCGGACCGGCAAAGGCATGGACATCCCACGAGCCCTGACCACCGTTCACGCAAGCCGCCTTGAGCCGCTGGGTCACCGGCGCGCGCAGGACGATGAACGGCCATGTCGGAGTGCCAGGGGGATTGATCGAGCCGGACGGTACCAGCGCAGTGACGGCCGATGTACCCTTGAGCTTGATCAGCAGGGCGCGGCGGACGAGTTTCTGCGCCCCGGTCATCGTCCGGACCTCTGGATAAGCTTGCCGATCTCCTGCGCAAACAGGCGCTCGATCTTTGGCTTCACGGCATCACGTGCCGGACGGACATGCGGACGGGCTTCCATCTTGGCTGTGCCGAATTCCAGCGCCTCGCTATATTCCGTCTCCGACCTGAACTCGGCGCTGAGCGGGCCGGTCTGTTCTGTCTTGAAGCCGTTCTGTAATCCGCCGGTGTCGCGGTTCGGGTATTCGCCGGGTGCGCTGGGCACGTGGTTGCGGCCCGAGACTGAACCTGCACTGACGCCACGAAATGCCTCGGCACGGACCATGTCGGCGCCGACAAAGACAACGCGGCCAGCGACCTTCACGGCATCGGTACTAAGCCGCTTCAGCCTGCGCAGATGCGCGTCTTTGCCCTTCATCGCCATCACAGCACCTTTCGGGCCCGGCATTCCCAGCCGATACCAGCGGGATCACCTTGCACCGATTCCAGCGACCACGTTCCGGCATGCTCGCCATCGGCGACAACGATCTTGGCCTCGCTGTCGAGCGCACCATCAAGCGTTCCTGAAAGAACGATGACGCGCATGTCGCGCTCCACAAACCCCGGATCATTGCGCATCGCTTCCGTCGGGGCGTCGAACTGTGCCTTGCATTCCTTCTCCACCGGCGTGCCTGGGGTGACAATCGACCCGCCGTCGTCATAGACCGCAGTGCCCGGCCACGTCGCTGTCACATCGGAGAACGGTGCGCCGAACTGCGCCGCAAAGCCAGTGGCGAGATCGGCGAAGAACTGGTTCAGCACGGCTCGGCACTCGGCTGCCATGCAAGGCGTGGCCCGCCGAACAGGTTGCGGGCCAGCTGGGCGAACTCGCGGCCGTAGACGGTGGAATCGTAACCAGTGCGCGATGCGACACCATCCGAAACCGTGGCAGAGAAGGTGCCGGACTTGAACGATGTGACGCCTGCAGGAATGGCGCCGGTGACGATGCCCAGTTCTGCCATGCGGTGCGCGGCAAGGGCCATTTCACCGCGGGCCCTGAGGCTGTCGGACCAGCTGGCACAGTCCTCTGCGGCTTCGGCGAGCCAATAATCTACCGTGGCATCGGCCACCGTGGCGAAAGCAGGGTAGCGGGCCTTGAGCGTGGCGGCTGTCGGGGCGGTGTAGGCCATGACGCTGCATCGCGCAGGCAGGGTGCGGGGGTTACCGCCGTCAGCCCATGACAAAAGGGGCCAGCGTTGCCGCCAGCCCCTTCGTCCACCCCTGTGCGGAGGTTATTCGGCTTCGAGCGCCAGTTCGATCGCGGAGATGATGTCCGCCTTCTTGGTGGCGTCGCCGAGGTCGATGCTGTTGGCCTCGGCGAAGGCCTTGAGAGCCGTCACCGACATCTTTGACAGTTCCGGCGCGTCTTCTTCCGTTTCGCCGAGCACTTCGAGATAGGGCAGTGCTTCGATACGCGACAGGCTTCCAACCTCGACTTCGCGCGACTTGCCAGCGCCGATCCAGACGCGACCGTTGATGGTCATCACGCCCTGCGCCGCTTTCGAATTGTTCTTGATCTCGACCTGCATGGGTCACCTCTGAGTTGAAGGGGTGCAACTCGCGTCACACCCCTCGATTGCTGTCTTAGGCCGGAACGTCGGCGATCTCGTCGACGTAGGCCACGGCACCAGGCAGGCGGATTTCCGTGCCACCGGTGCGCGCGATGACGCCCTGCTGGTAGTGCATCAGGCCAGCGCGATAGACCGGCAGAACACGGCGCGGCATCGGCAGATGGAATCGCAGAACCTGCGGGTCACGGCGATAGGCAATCAGGCGACCGCCGCCGTCCTGCGATGCAGTAGCGAGATCGCGCAGCGGTGCGATGTCGAGTGGCTGACCGGTTTCGGCGGTGTAGATGTTGTTCTTCCGGATATACTCCAGAACAGTCATCATGCCGTCACCGGCACCGATGCGACGGGTTGCAGCCGTGCGGAAAGCGGCCGGCGGAAGGCGCACGGTGTCGCCCCATTCGACTTCGTTCGAGTTGGAGCGGATAGCCTCCAGACCCGCATTGACGTCGGCGGTCATCTCGTCGACGTCCTTGTCGGCCCAAAAGGTCGAGCCGCCTGCGGTCGCAGCATCGGTGCGCTGCACCAGCGACGAATTGGCAAGGCCATCGACGCCAGCCTCGTCACTGCCAGTGATCGCGACGTTGTAGAGCAGCCGCTCGACATCGTCCGCCGCGTCCATGGCGTCATCCTGCGCGGTGTTGATGCCGTACAGAGCAGCCTGCTGGATTTCCTCGTCGGACCATTCCCAGCCCGCACCGATCATGAAGAAGTCATGGGTGCCAAGGCTGTGGGTCGACTTGCCGAACGGCATGTCGGCAGCCTTGCCAGAGATGATCTTCGCCTGGCCGGTGTGATCCTTGAGGCGGAACTGCGTGCCGATCGACCATGCGTTGCCCTGCGTCACGACAGGAACGTGCGACGCATAGTCAAACGACGGATACCGGCGCTTGTAGATCTCGGCTTCGATCTCGCGGCCCTGCGCAACGACAAGACCGTAGGCTGCCTGCTCATCGAGCATCTGAGTCTGCTGGTAGTTCATGGGCCCGCCCTCCTCAGCGCAGCTTCAGCGAGACTTCGACAATGTCGCCGTCCGCTCCAGTGGTGTCGAAAACGCAGTCCGGAATGCGGATGTGCGCGGTATTGTTGGTGTAGCGCTTCGTCGCCGGGTTCCAGTAGACGTCGTCACCGTCCGCAACCGAAGCGCCTGCAGTCACGTACATCGGGCCCATGGTCATGAGCGCGGCAGCGAAGTTCTGGGGGTAGCGATCCTGCGTGGTCGCACCGACAACCGCCGGAACCGCGCGGTTTAGGATGGCGAGGCCGAGGAACTTCTTGTTCGCGGTATAGGTCACCGAGATCGTGAAACTGTCGCCAGCCACGAAGTCGGTTGCGCCATCAGCCAGCGTGAAGGCAAGGCCACCACCGGAGAATGCAGTGCCGACCACGCCGTCGCCGATCTGCACGCCGTCAGGGTCAGCGACCACGAAGGTGCCGACGTTGGCGCCCGGCTCGACGATGGTCAGGACATAGTCGCCCTGCTTCGCGCCCGCCGACACGGTGACAGTGCCCATGGTGCCGTTGCCAGTGTTGGTCCCGAGAGCGGCCGACGTAGCAGTCGCGGCAAAGGTGCCGCCGACTACGCAGCCGTGATCGCCGGAGCCGCGGAATGCCGGCTGACCGAATTCGAGGCCAGCTGCCGACTCAACGGAACGGCTGATGCGGTTGCACTTCTCCTCGTTAGCGATCTGGCCGGGAAGGCCAATCGCGGGAGCGTCGCTGTAAGTGGTCTGGAAAGTCGCCATGATCTGTCTCCTCAGGCTGCCTTGGGCTTCCAAGCGCCGGTCATGTCAGCGACCATTGCGTTGTAGGCGTCTGCGATGGGGGCATCGGCGTCCTTGATCTGCGCCGGAGCGAGGTTGTGGACCGCGCTGTCCGAGACCTTGACCGAAGCCGTCAGCGTCGAGAACGAGGCCGCGAACTGTGCGTCGTTCCAGTCCTTGGCGGCGTCGCCGAGCTTGGCGGTGACAGCGGCGCGCATGATTGCGGGCTCGTCCATCTCGTCGGTCACGGTGACACCGAGAGCCTTGGCCTTGTCGGCAACGACCTGGAACGCGCGGGCGGCATCGCGCAGCTGGGCGGGGCTCAGCTTGGCGTCGGCAACCTGCTTTTCGAGCGTGGTCACCTTGGCTTCGAGCGTGGCCTTGTCGGTCGTCAGCGTGGCGATCTGCGTTTCGGCGGTGGCAGCGTCGGTGGTGAGGGTCGCGAGCTTGGTATTCAGGCCGTCGACTGCGATCCGAACGGCCTCACCGTTCGTCGCATCGACTTCGGCGTCGCCGATCTTGATCTTCATGACAGTCTCCTGAGGGGTGCTGCGTTCATCGACCACGCGCAATTCCGGCCCACCCCTGGCAGCGGGAACAAGCGCGATGTGGTTGATCTTGAGATTGGTCTGATAGGCATCGCAGGCGGTGCCATCAGGGTGCTTGCCATCGGTCGGGAACACCAGTTCGGTGCTGTAGCCCATCGAAAGCTGCTTGTGCGTGGTGGTTGCGGCGCGGACTGCTGCGGCGTCGCGCACGATGATAGGCACGCGGACGCGCTGGCCGTCGCGCACAACATCGCCGTTGATTTCCCCGACACCAAGATTGCGCCAGTTGTCGGCGGTGACTGCTGTGGACGGATGATCAACCGTGACCGGCGCTGCGGCAAACGTGGCGAGGCTATCAGCCTTGAACACTTCGCTTTCGGGGCGATAGACCTTGACGATCTGGTCAGAGGTGAAGCGCTGGCCGGACGGGTCTACTTCGCGGCCAAGATAGTCCTGTAGGCCAGTTCGTGCGGCAAACACCTCGGCCACAAGGCAACCATCCGCGCAGATGCGGGCAGTGCTGTCCAAGGTCAGGGCGTCGGTAAGCGTAACCATCGACCGCAGCGATATGCGGTTGGGTCAGCCCTCGTTACCGCCGTCAGAGGGGTGGCGTCATCGCCTTGATCACCACCCGCGCCACGGCCTCCAGATCAATCGTCGCATCGATCACCACAGCAGCGGGATTGCTGGCTTCGACGTAGAAGAACTGGCCGTCGCTCGGCTCCTGCCGGCGCAGTTCGGCAATGATGGCGGCGGTGACGCGGTCAACGGGGTCATGGCCGCAACCTATCACGGGCAGCGCCGACTCAGAACTCCCCATCGAGCGAAAGGACTGCCCGCGACGTGCAGCCACAAAACGGAAGTTGTCCCGGCCGGTCGTTCGGCGGCGGCGCACCGTCTGCCGGGTCATCGCTGTAGCGCTTGCCATCGCGCGCGGCATGCTCGGGCCGGTAGTTCACCTTGTGGCTCGACACCCATTCCCAGATCGAGAGCCCAGCCTGTCTGCGCCGCTCCTCGTTCAGCGTCTCCGAGGCCTTGGACAGCTGGTCCGACGCGATGTTGAGCGCCCGACGGCGCCCCATCCCCACAGCCTCGCGGATCTCCTTCGCCACCTCGCGCGGCACCTTCTTCTCGGACAGGCCACGCATGACCGACGAGGTGATGCGGTCGCGGGTCTGGTCCGAGACCGAGCGCACCAAGGCGACGTTGTTCTCGATTACGACCGACAGCGGTGCGCGGACGTCAGAAGGCCCGACCATCGCGGAGATGTCGAGCCCGGTCGAGCGCTTGACGGTTGCGGCCCACTTCGCGCGCTGGGCGGCTTCGACCCTTTGAGCCCAGCGTTCGAGCCTGAGGCGCAGCGTGACCAGGAGGCGGTTGATTCCGGCCTCCACCGACACGACGACACCTGACAGTTCAGGCGCCGCATCGGTCGTCAATTCGGAATGGCTGCGCTCGTACTCGGCATTGATCGCCGACAGGCCCTGCTCCCATTCGCGGATGACGAGGGCATAGACGCTCGCGTAGAGGTCGGATGCCAGCGTTGCGGGGAGGGTGACCTCGCGGAAGGCCACGGTGCGTTTCCGTGGGCGCTTTCGGGCGTACATTTCGGCGAGGGAGTAGCGCATGGCTAGGACCTGTCGACGCGAACCCTCACGCACCTCCCGATAAGGTTTTTCGCGCTCTCGACTGACAAGAGCCGCGCCCAGACGAGAGGGCGAACGGCGATCAAGAGAACTTGAGCCCATCGCGTGTCTACACGAAAGCGCGTAACGACCTCGGACTTCATGACTCCACCACCTTCGACTTCCAATCCAGATCGAGCGGCTCGAAGATCTCCGGTCCGAAGCGCAGTTCGCCGGCGTAGGGCTTGATCGCTTCGAGATCGAGGTCACCGGCTTGATAGGAAATTGTGACGTGTGGCAGGAAATCGGGGAAGTCATGCGATGCACCGGCCTGCACCATCTCATTGTGGCGCGACTGCAGCGACCAGGATGCGAATTGCAGCACGACTGCACCTTCACCGAACCGTTCGAGCGCGCGCGGGCCGCCGGCCTTGATGACGAGCCCGCCATCGGGGTCGCTCGACCAGCCTTCGCCCATAACCATGGGATCGACAGGCTGCTTGGAATAGAGCACGGTCACATGCATGTCGGCGGGCGCCAGGGTTGCGGTGAAGCCGTTGTCCTTCGCCCACTTCGCCAGATCGGCACCGTTCAGGAGCTTGCGGTGGACATAGAGCGGGCGAGGGGTGGCATCATTCGCAGCGACACGGACAGGCGGCTCGGCTTCCAATCCGGAACCGCCTGCACCGGTAGAATCTGGACCACCTCCTTCCGTTGGATCATCGAGCGACGGATCAGCCACAATGCCGAAGCGCTCATCATCAGGAATATCGGCCAACGCCGCTTCAAGCTCGGGCAGGTAGCCCTCCGCGATCATCAGCGACTGAAGCCCGCGGTTGAATGCCTGCTCCGGCATGGCGTTGAGGCCGGACAGCTTCTCCGCCGCCTCCATCTGCTTGGCGAACCGATCGGCGCGTTCCTTGTCGGTCTCGACGTCGAGCGGCGCAAAGGCATAGCTGGCCTTCAGTTCTGCACGGCCTAGCGCCGACGGTACCAGGTACGCATCGACGCGATCGAGGCAGGGCCCGAGCTCAAGCGTCTGCATCGCCTTGATGCGCTTCGACCAGTCCTTCTGCTGTGAATCGCCCGACGAGTTCATGCCCTCTGGCGCGCGGCCTAGCAGGCGGGTGGCGGGGATGTCGGCGATGGCTGCTGCAAACTCGCCGTAAGCACTGATCAAGTCTTTTGCGCCGACGAAGCTGTAGGCGACGTCGTCGATCTTCTCGGCGGGACCATCGGCGCCGTTGCCACTGTCATAGACGGCAGCGTTGTACATGCTCTCAGCCAGCGCGATCATGCCGAGGCGTTGGCCGATCTGCGTCTCGCCCTCTGTGGTTGCGCAGATCACCGACAGGTTCGGAATGCCGATGCGGGTCAGGCGGGCCTTGTGCAGCAATGCCGCGAACGAGGCGCGCGCGGTGTCGCTGTCCTTCACGGCATCGAGGACCTGCGCGAGCCTGCTCTCACCCCAGTAGGCATCATCGGCGCTGATGGTTTGCGCGATCAGCGAGGCACTGGTGTCGGCGCGGAAGGTGATGACGCGACTGGGGTGGATGTCCTGCTGACCCGTCGCGGTCTGCATCTGCCACATGACCGGTTCGCCATAACCGGGCAGGCGGGCATCGTCCTGCAACTGGGTGAACCTCAGGTGCCAGCGCGAAACGACATTGATGTAGGCAAGTCTGCCGGCGCCGATGATCTTCGGGGCAGGCTCAAACGGATTGCCAGGCAGCCCGAGAATGAAAGCACCGCCGCCAAGACCGCGCAGGGTTTCGGCAAGCTGTGCCTTTTCGCGCAGGCCGAGGCGCTTCTCCTCGTCCCAGATCAGCGCGGCCTGGTCGTCATCGAGGCCGGACCAGTCGCGCCATTCCCGCACCATGTCGAGCGGTGGAATCTGGATGATCTTTTTAAGTAATCCTGACCCCGAATACGCAGCCTGAATTTCTACCTGCGTAAGTGCTCTGGTTGCGCAATAGGCAGAAGCAGTGCGGGGATCGCGGCTTGTGCCCTGGCCGGTCAAGGCGTTGCGCAAACCGTCCACGAAGTTCAGAACTTTGCCCATTGCGCGGGGGTATGTGCGCAATGGGCGTCAGGTTACCGCCGTCAGGTCGGTGCGCGATCGTGATTTTCATGGAAGCCGAGCCTTGTCGCTGCGTGTCGCCTTGCGGAAACCGCTTCCTCATATGTGTTGTGATAACCTAACCAGTGCTTTTCGCCCTTCGCCTTGATTTCCGCAGCCCAGCGATTGCCGAAGCGATAGACCCCCAGCGCTCCCGAGGTGTTGTTGCTCTTTCTCGGAAGGTTGGTCATGTTTTCGGATTGTGAGACGTCCCTCAGATTCACAAGCCTGTTGTCAGTGCCGTCACCGTTGATGTGGTCAATAATTTCCGGCCAAACGCCGTGGCTAATAGCCCATGCAACTCGGTGGGCTCTCACAGTGACATAGTTTATCGCCCCTACGAGGTAGCCGTTCGATGGGGAATTCAGGGCGGGTTTCCGGGCAAACCTCGTGTTCCAGATTTTCCATGAGCGGTCGTCAGGGAAGAGTTCGCGCGGTCGGAAAAGCCAGAACAACAGCCCCGTCTCGGGCTCGTAGCGCAAGAGTTGGCGGCACAATTCGGGTGTGATATCGGAGCGGTTAGCCATGACGTGTTGCCTCACGTTGTTGGTCAGGGCCGGGTGCTGTTAGCGCAGCATTCCGGCCCGATTTTTGTAGCGAATTCACCGTTTGTTCGCAAGCAAACTCACGTCAGCGCCTCCAGACTATACCTCCCACCAAGCGCCACCCCGTCAAACGCCCGCGACGTACTGTCGACATCATCGTCATGCTTCGCGCTTGGGAAATTCTCGAGCGAGCTGAACCAGCGGTCGTTCCAAGGCGCGCGCAGCACATCAACGTTGCCAGCCTCAGCCTGTGCCGAGAACGGACTGAAGCGCGTGATCTTGTCGCCTGTTTCGGTGCTGGACCGGACGTTGTAGCCCGACAGCTTGAGCTTGAAGTTCGCGACCTGGCTCTTGCCTGCTTGCCCCGGATCCTGCGGGATGCTGATCTTGCAGGCCTTCCCGTCTGCCGTCGCTGTGTTCTGGATCAGGCGCTCCACACCGGCGGGCGAGAGGCAGTCGTTGACGCTGTCGACGACGATGTAGCGCCCGTTCGGCATGCGCCCGATCTTGGTGCCGGAAGTGGCATCGGGATCAGGGTTCTCTGCGGTGCGCTGCGTCGCTCCAAGGTCATAGCCGCGGCAGAACACGGTTCCGGCGGGCACGGCATCGACGATCTGACACCATGAGCGTTGGAAGTAGAGCCCAGCTGCTGGTCTGATCTTCCAGTTGCCGCCAAGGAGGCGTTCTCGCTCGACCAGAGGCAGGGCAAGTAGCGAGGCCATGTAGCCGGGGTCGGCCGCCATCAGCGCCTTGTTGTCGGTCAGCTTGGCCGGAATGAACGTCAGAGACTTCGGCGGGATCGGCACCTGCTCGCCGGCATCGTTGAGCATGGTGTAGCAGGCAAGTTCTTCGGGACTATCAGCCCAGCGCAGGTCTTCGCCGACGCGCACGAAGTACCGGATCACGCCCGATCGCTCTGGAATGGGCAGGCCGGTGTCCTGGTCGATCCACCACGCGATGAGCTCGGCAACCCAGCTGTCGGCGTCGGGGTTACAGGTTGCACGGATATAGGGCCGGACACCGCACATCGAGCGGTTGCGGCTGACCATGTACCAGAACTGCACCGCGCTGAAATGCGTGAGCTCGTCGAAGCAGATCAGCGGGATCTGGCTGCCCTGCCAGTTGAAGCGGGTCTTGTCGTGTTCGAGGTGGGCAAAGCTGA